AATACTGTGCATGATTCTATAGTAATTGATATACACCCTAATGAAATAGACACAGTAAAAAATATAATAGAAAGTACTAATAAAGATATGACAAGTACTATTAATAATCATTTTAATATAGACTTAAATGTTCCATTATTATTAGAAGCAAAAATAGGTAATAATTGGCTTGACATGCAAGACGTAATATGATATAACAGCTAGACCAATATAAAAAGGAGAAACTATGAGTGATTTAGTAACAATAAGTACAGATAATTATGCAGTTATGGCAAAGGCTATGGGCATAGCAGGTGCTACTGTAGGCACAAAGACATCTAATAATTTAAATAGATTAAGAATATGGCATTCACCTATTATGGGTGAAGAGAAGGTTGGTGGTAAGTTAAAGAAAGTAGAGGTAGTAGAGGGTGGTGTCTATAGATTAGAACTAGTAGATGATGATACATCTACATACTATTATGCAAAGACTGCTAAAATAAGACCTTTTATGCAACGATATATGTTAAAAAGATATGAGTCTTTTAGTAATGTAAAAGATGGTGAACCTAAGGGTACATTTCATAAAACTATTATGTCTGATAATCTAAATATAGATTTAAAAGATAACAAAGGGCATTTTAACTGTGGTAAACCTGCAGGTTATATCAAAGACTTTAAGGCACTTCCTGTTAGTATGCAAGACCTTATAAAACAGACTAAGCGTGTACGTGCTGTTTTTGGAACAATTAAGTTAGACAATCCTACTGATGATAAAGGTAATGATGTAGAACTAGGTGAAGTTCCTTTTATATGGGAGATAGATAATAGAGATGCCTATAAAACAATAGGGGATCAATTTAATATCTATGCTAAAAAAGAAAAGCTACCTTTAAATCATTATATAATGTTAAAGCCTAGTAAAGAAAATCCAATGCAAAATGGTTCTAGTTTCTATACACCAATAGCACTTGTAGACTTATCAAGCACTATAGGAATAGGAGAAGAAGATCATAAAACATTTTCTAGTTTTCTTGATTGGATTAAAAACTATAATGATGGTGTATACAAAGCATGGGAAAACGCAGTGCAAGAAAAACAAAGTGAGGTATCTGAAGATGATCTAAGTACTATTGATGACTTTGTAGATGTGGATTTAAATGAAAAGTAATAATCCTTTTGAGGTGCATGATATTAAATATTTATCACCTAGCAATATGAATACCTACATAAGCGATATGCCTATGTGGGTAGCTAGGTATCTGTTTGGTATTAAGTCAGGTAGTGGAGCAGGAGCAGTTAGAGGTATTGTTCAGGAAGCTGCATTAGCTGATAAGTACAAGACAGGTAAGTTTGATTTTGATTCATTAGAAATGCAGTTTATGACTATGTGTACAGAATCTAACATTGATCTAGGAGATGTTAAAGTAGAAAAAGAAAGAAGTCTACTACCTAACTTTGGTAAAGTTATTGATGAGAATTTTAAGTATAAAAACTTAGAAGACTATCAAGAAAGAGTTGAGGTTCAATTTGATGACATGCCTATACCTGTTATGGGATACATTGATTTTAGATTTAAAAATAAAATAGTTGATTTAAAAACATCAACACGAATGCCATCAAGACCTACAGAAGCACAAAAGAGACAGATGGCATTTTACTCTATGGCATATCCTAACAATAGTGTAGACTTATTTTTTGCTACACCAAAGGATTATAAAAAGTTTACGTTAGATAATTTATCTTTGTATAAAAAACAACTTAAAAGTGTAGCTTTTAGTATACAAAAATTCTTATCTATTAGTAATGATAAACACGAGTTAGCTTCTTTAGTTTATCCAAACTTTGACTCGTGGACTTGGAGTGCTAAGTTTAAAAAAGAAGCAAAGAAAATATGGGCAGATGTATAATGTCAGCGTATAGTGCTAGACATGCAGCTCGTAGGAATGGGTATAGGAGTGGTTTAGAAGACAAGGTTGCTGAATACTTAAAAAATAACTCTATTGTTTTTCTATATGAAAAAGTAAAGATAGAATGGGAAGACCTTGCCTATCGCACCTATACCCCTGACTTCGTACTTAATAATGGAATTATTATAGAAACAAAGGGTATGTTTACTACTGCTGATAGACGAAAACATTTATGTGTAAAGAAACAACATCCTAATTTAGATATACGATTTGTTTTTGAAAACAGTAATAGAAAACTATATAAGAATGCAAAGTCAACATATGCACAGTGGTGCATTAAGCATGGGTTTAGATACTACACTAGGATTATACCTGAAGATTGGCTAAAAGAAAAAGGAAAAAACAAGTATCCTAAATTTATAAAATTTTTAGGAAAGAAACTAGGGAGTTAATTATGACAACAGACATTACAACTAAATATCCATCAGCTTTTTATATAGAACTTTTACCTGAGCTTGATGAAGATAATAATTGGCAGGGTGGCTTACAAGTAAATATTATTACATCAAAAGACAATCCTATGCCTGTAGAAAGTAAAAGGGATTTAACACATCTAAGCCAACTCGTTGCAAGTTCTATAGCCTTTATGGAAAAGAATGTAGACTATGCAGACAAGTTAGAAGAGTTTATAAAAGAACCTGAAGAGAAACCTGTTGTCAAAGGTAATGTAATACACTTTAATTTTAAAACAGAAGGGAATGCATAATGGCTGCTAGTATAAAAGAAATAATTGAATTTGAAAAAGATACATTGTCTGAAGATAATTATAATCAAATATTTAAAAAAGACTCACCTTCTAAAGACAAACAAAAAATAGTTGGTAGAGAATTAGTAGATGATATGGTTAATCATCCACCACATTACAATCAATACGGTATAGAATGTATTGATGCAATAAAAGCCTGTACAGGTAAAGGATTTGAAGCATACTTACAAGGTAATATACTAAAGTATCTTTGGAGATACGATTATAAAAATGGAGTAGAGGACTTGAAAAAAGCACAATGGTACTTATCTAAACTAATAGAGATTAGAAATGACAATAAGAGTTAAGATGATGATTACAGTAGATATAGATACAGAAGAGTATACTGTACCTGCTGATGGAAAAGTAAACACAGAGATAGAAGAATTTGTAAGAGAAGCATTCTACGATTTAGAAGGTGCTGATATAAGAAACTTTAGAACAACAAGTGAGGAGATAAATAAATGATATCAAACGCAGCAAATAATTTACCTACAGATTACCAAAATTTTATAGCACTTTCTAGGTATGCTAGGTGGATTCCTGAGGAGAGTAGAAGAGAGGAGTGGTCTGAAACAGTTGATAGATATTTAAACTATATGCAAGATCATTTAGTTAAAAAATACAATTTTGATGAGGTAGTATTCTATGAACTTAGAGATAGGTTGTTTAATTACATTACAAATCTAAGTATTATGCCAAGTATGAGAGCATTAATGACTGCAGGTAAAGCACTTGATAAATGTCATGTAGCAGGTTACAACTGTTCTTACTTACCTGTTGATAGCCCTCGTGCCTTTGATGAGTGTATGTACATCTTGATGTGTGGTACAGGTGTAGGCTTCTCTGTAGAAAGAGAAAATGTAGATAAACTTCCTATTGTTAATGAACACTTCGAGGATAGCACTACAATTATTAAAGTAGGTGACTCACGTTCAGGTTGGGCTAAATCATTACGAGAGTTAATTGCTATGTTATATGTAGGACAAATTCCTGAGTTTGATGTAGAAGATGTTAGACCTGCAGGTGCTAGACTTAAAACATTTGGTGGTAGAGCATCAGGTCCTGAACCTCTTGTTGATTTATATAAGTTCTGTGTAAATATGTTTAAAGGTGCTGCAGGTAGAAGACTCTATCCTATAGAGTGTCACGATCTTATGTGTAAAATAGGTGAAGTAGTTGTAGTAGGTGGAGTAAGACGTTCTGCTCTTATCAGTTTATCTAACTTAGGTGATGATCAAATGCGTTATGCTAAGTCAGGTCAATGGTGGGAGAATGAAGGACAGAGAGCTTTAGCAAATAATAGTATAGCATACAAAGGTAAAATTAGTATGGAAACATTTATGCGTGAATGGTTGGCTCTTGTAGAAAGTAAGTCAGGTGAACGTGGTATCTTTAATCGTAAGTCTGCTGTAAAACAAGCAGAGAAGAATGGTAGACGAAAGACAGACTATGCATTTGGTTGTAATCCCTGTAGTGAGATCATACTTAGACCTTATCAATTCTGTAATCTATCAGAAGTAGTTATACGAGAAGACGATACAGAAAAGTCTTTATTAGAAAAAGTAGAGATGGCTACTATCCTAGGCACATTTCAAGCCACACTTACAGACTTTAAATATCTACGTAAGATATGGAAAGATAACACAGAAGAAGAAAGACTACTTGGTGTATCACTGACAGGTATTATGGACAGTAAACTATTTAACGACTATAATACAGTCTTTCTTGAAGACGGACAGCAGGTATTTGACGGATCAAGAGTTGGTGGTATTCTTACAAAACTAAAGGAGAAAGCTATTGAAACAAATAAAAAGTATTCAGAAATGTTGGGCATACCTCAATCAACTGCCATCACTTGTGTCAAACCTAGTGGTACAGTTTCTCAACTCGTGGATAGTGCAAGTGGCATACATACTAGACATAGCAAGTATTACATTCGCACTGTCCGTGGTGACAACAAAGACCCACTAACAGAGTTTATGAAGTCAGCAGGTATACCTAGTGAACCTGACGTTATGAAACCTGATAGCACTACAGTATTTAGCTTTCCTATGAAATCACCTGAAGGTGCTATCACTAGAAACGAAATGTCTGCACTAGAACAATTGGAATTGTGGTTACAATACCAAAGATATTGGTGTGAACATAAACCATCTGTAACTA